AAGTCGCTCATTAGCTTCTCCTTCGAGGTTGAAATAACTGCCATCTTTGTCTGCCAAAGTTGTAAATGAAATATGAAAATGCGACCGGTGAGGGTTAGCGCCTTTATAAGTTCTACGCTTCCATCCCAGTATCGGACTCATAATCTTTCCATCGTAAATTATGTATTTAATTCGCTTATCGCCTTTCTTGGCTAGTTTGCGAATTTTTTCAACTACTGCGTAAGCCTCTTCTTTGTGAGCTGATAAATCAGCATCAATATCTAAAGCTCTGACGATTCCTCGAGCGTCTGGTATATGGTCAGAATTGCCTTTAGCAAGATGCCTAGCGTCAGCAATCCAGCCATCAGACTTCCTATCGCGATCAGGATAATCGTCATCGATTTGCTCCCGAAGCTGAATACCTGCTGCGCATAGTTTGGCCATTATTTTTATAGATTGTGCTATAGACCTAGGGCTTTAAGGTCATCTGGTGTCAAGCCAAGTGCTTCAAGTTTTTTTAGTGCATTTTGTTTGGCTTCAAAAAATGCTTTGCGTTTCAAATCATCTTGTTTCGCTGCTTCTAGTCTTTCTGAATGTTCGACATTCTCAGCATCAGTCATTTCCCTAACACTAACTTCATTTGTTTCTACATTATGAATGGTAATAATTGGATAACTCATCATTTAACTCCATATAGTTTGTATGTGCCAGTAAAAGTGCCAGAACTAGGAAATACCTTTAACTCTGTAATAGCAGCAGAACTATTAACAGTTCCTACAAAATGGCTAATATCCATAGCGTTATTGCTATCTTCATAAGTACCAGCAACTCCGTGAACAGTTTTTAATGAGTTTGCAACAGCATAATTTGGAAACTCCATTGCAGCGCTATTATTAGTTCCAGTTGTGTCCGCATTGTAAGTAAAAATAAAAATGCTTGAAGCTGTTTGCGTTCTATAAACCCCAGCATCAACCGCTGTTAATGAATTATAGGCATAGGTTGAAGCAGTCACACCATTCATTTGTAATTTCAAACAAGATGCAGTAGAAACTTGAACATTATATACATATAAACGCAAATCAATATAACTGCCACTAATAGAAGTTAGAGTTAAATCTGAACCTGATATTGAACCTGTCGCCAATTCTGTATAACCACCAGCAGCAGCCGCAGCCCACTTAACCCCAAGACTTTGTGTCGAGTCGGCCGTCAAAATATGTCCATTAGTGCCCACTGGGATTCGAGCGTCAGCCGTATCAAAACCAAATAAATCGCCCTTAGTTGTTAGCGGTGTCTGATCTGCCGTAGTTGCCCATTCTGGAGCAGTCGCACCAGAATTTACTCGCAATACTTGTCCAGCAGTTCCAAGAGCTAATCTGGTATTGACATTGGCAGTTGCTGATCTATAAGCAATATCGCCCGTAGTTGTTTCTGGATTAAGATTCTTTAGTGTTGTATCGGCAGATGAGCCAAGGGTTCTGATGGCAGCTGCGCCATCCTTGACTAAATCCGTATCGTCTGGGGTATCCCAGCCATAATTAGTTGTAGTTGCCATTGGTCTCCTAGGCTACGATTGTAGCGTCCTCCCAGTATAAAGCTGGGTTTATTGTATTCCAAGTCTCTATCGCTGGAACTGAGTTCCATCTGAACGCCTGCAAGCTAAACGCTATTGGCGAAACATTTAAAGTTAGATTTAATTGATTTAAACTAGCCGTCCAAGTCCATCCTTCGACAAATCCTTGGAACTCCCCATTTACCATATTGGTTGGCAAATTGACGATATTAAGCGGTTGGCCCATAAATACGCCAAGAAGATTATCTCGGTCTGAATCGTCAATTTCAGCGCTAGCTATGGGGAAAGTTATCTGGCGTAGGACAAATTGAGGATAAGCGCGGATAAGTAGATAGAAGGCTGCTTGGTCGGCTGCGTCGTGGGAATGACGCAAAGAAGTGCTAATTGTCGAAGCTAACAACCCATACTCAGATATTGATGCCAAATCTTCATCACTTACTTCTGCGTTACCCGTTCCATAGCCGACTGTTATAGAATTTCTGACATCGCCAGCTCGCTTTACAATTGATAACCCCGGCCCTATAGAGTGATTGCCATCTAAATCTACATAGCCGTAAGTAGATAAGTATTGCGATCTATGTGTCGAATCTGCATAACCAATGCGGCCTTGGGCATCTTCGTATAAATAGCCTAAACCACTTGTCGCATATCCTACGGCTAAATTATAAACTGTGTCGTTTAGATTACTTTGCGAGTGCAGTTCATAATCCCCTGGAGTGTCTATCTCACCTAATCCGCTATTTTCTGCATCTTCCCATTGAGTAGTTGCGTCATATCCGTTCCAAGTTTCGGCAGCTGAAAGTTCATTCCATTGGTCAAATAGGACTGTGCTAAGAAGTGCCTCAATGCGGTCTCCATCAAATTGATGGGCAAAGTTGCCTGTATAAACGGCGCGGTTGAGCCTTGCCAAAGCTCCTACGGCAACTATTTTTATTTGCTGGCTTGTCGCACTTGAACCAGAATACTGAACTGTTATGCCCAAATCAGTTATAAAGCCGCCAAATAAATTTACATAAGTAGCCGTTGAATCTTGCACTTCAATTGTTACTGCGTCATTAACCTCATACGGAATAACTGCTTCAGCAGTCTCAATAAGCGTTAGATTGCAATACCCAGCAATTGGCTGCGAATAAATATCATTGCGACCAGAGGTAATAGTTAAGCCACTAAGCGTTGCGCTGGTTACTGTTGATCCATTGACCTTGACGCGATAGACGGGATTCCAAGCGGTCATATAGGACTCTGGGTAACTAGGCTTGACCCGCCGCCGCCAGTTCTGCGCTCTGTATTATTGAGCGCCAAGACAACTGCTCTAGTAAATCCTTCTTCATCAATAGCTGATGGAGCATTAACATTGATAGTAACACCGCCAGTAGCAGCCGTAGTTGCACTAGAGGCAGTGGTGCTTGCAAGTCCAGTAGTTGCAGTTATAACACCAGTTGCAGCGGCTGATCCTGTAAATGAACTCTGGGCTGGGAATGGAACGCAGTAATTTAGGCTTTGTTTAATAATTTCCCCGTAATAATTGTATTCAACTAAAAATACGCCCTGACCAGATGGACATTCATTTGTAGGTCTAAAAATTGTTTCAGATTTCCACATCGTATTACGGCGATTATTTTCAGTAGCAGCATCGACTGCTTCGGTATCGGCAGCACCGCCGCCACCCCCACCAGATACTGGTCTGCCAAGTTCATCAACAGCCCCAGTTCTCCCAGCCGTTAGAAAACCTGCATTGCTAAAGCTTGTATTATTAAATGGATTGATTTTGTCTATAAATTTTGATAAAGGATTGTTTTTTATAAAATCTACAAACTTTTTATAGGCATCGTATAAATCTTTAAAGAAATTTACTGCTTTGCCTACGATATTTACCAAAGTCGTAAATGTAGTAATTATTCCGCTCAATCCAGTTTTCAAAGCACCGGTCAATATTGGGACAATATATTTATTTAAGAAATTCCAGATAGCAGTAAATTCTTCTTTGTTCTCATCAATTGCTTTAGTCAGCGGTTCAAATTTCTTTCGAATGGCTTCAACTGCAGGAGCAAGGTTATTATTAAATTTATCTAGTAAATTAGTAAGGATGGGAAGTAATCGAGCGCCTACCGATTCTTTGGCCTCGTCAAATGCGACCTGTAATCTTGCGACCTTGCCGCTGAAAGTTTCTGCCTGAATTGATGCTTGCCCGCCAAAGGTCTCAGCTAGTTGAGCCGTAACATCATCAAAACTCATAGACTTAAGTTCTGCTGCTGATAAGCCAATGCCTAGACGGCTAAGGGCCGACGTATTGCCATCGTAAGCCCGAGCTAATGACTGGCTTACTGCATCTAAATCTTTGCCTGACCCTGCTGCTATATCTAAAGCAAGAGTCTGCAGCTTTTGAGCTTCTTCAACATCATTTGTTGCTCTGACTAACTTTTCAAATGATGGTCTTAATCTGTTGTCAGCGACACCAGTCGCCAAAGACATTTTTAAAATCTGATCTTCAACTGCCCTAATTTGTTCTTTAGTAGCACCAGTTGTATTTTCTAAAGTAGTGGCTAACTTGGCTTGGGCTTTTTCATCTTCAATTGCAGCTTTAACGCCATCGACTAATAGCTTGCCAGCATAGGCCGCCGCTGCTGCTGCTGCCACTGCAAAAGCTGCGGCTGCCTTCTTACCAAATTCACCTAACTTGTCGCCAAAGCCTTTGACTTCTTGCTCGCCTTGGCCAAGTTTTTTCTTTAGATCATCAACATCAGCAAGAATGGATAACTTAAGCGTTCTATTACCGGCCATTTGTTATCCCCATTTCTTTAATATTGTAGCGAAGGCTTCTTCCCACTTGCGCACTAATTCAGGCTGAATCTTGCGAAGTGTCGGGTAGATGAAGTAGCCAGAATTGCCGCGTCCGCGATTGGAAGTTCTTCTGGGGAACTGGCGATAGCGGTTACTTCCAAATTCAAGACCTGCCCAGAGCTTCTGTGTTGTTGCGCCACCAGAAAACCTCTGAGATGCAAAGCCATATGAGAATTCACCGATTTTGGATGACTTGCTAATTCTGACGCCTTCGGCGACTCTCCGAACACCAGCACCCGAGACCTGTCGTCCCAGCGCGCTGACTTTGATTTCATTGGCGGCGTAGGTTGCGAGGGCATTACTTTCAATTCTGGCTTCTTGAACTGCTTGCTCATCCATTGCTTTAAATGCTTTGAGAATACCTGATAGCTCAGCGCGATCATAAGTAATCGGATCACTTGCCACCATTTCTCTCCTTCAATATGTCCAAAGCGGTAAGGACATCTTCAGCATCTTCCCAATATTGTTTAGGAATCCCCGTCTCGATTGCCAGAAGCGTTAGAAGGTAATTTATGCTTCCAGCGATATGGCTTTTGGGTCTTGGTTGCTCACATCAATGTCGGCAACTGTTTCCATCCATACATCGAAAGCCTTTACTGGCTTACCAGCCGATTCGCGTTTCATTGCGTTATAAGCCAAAAACATAATGTCCCAGACTCCGCCTAATTCGCCAATCGTCTTGCCAGTTGCCTTCTCCCATTTGGCATACTCAGGCGGTTGGGCAATATAAGTTGCTTGCTCGCCTGAGTTATATGTAATTGTAATTTGCGACTTCATAGCTCCCGATGCTCCGATCTCTTAGCTGAAGGTCTCTGTTGGTGTTCCAATGACTGTCATCGTCCAAGTATCAGTTAACGCCCCCGGTGCTGCGCCACCTGCGGTTGGGAAGATTGGCAATACTGTGAAAGCAAATACTGCTCCAGTTACTGCCGTAAATGAAACATTTAGTGCTGTATTTGGTGCAGATTCAGCATCAGCCCACATTGCTTCGAATAGTGAGCTAGCAGCTCCCCA